TACATAACGATTCCAGTTTACAGTAACGAGCCAAAAGATATTACATTCCCTGCAAGTTTGCTGACGGGAGCATTGGCATCATTTGGTTTAGAAGGTGCTAAGAAACGTGGTGATGGAACATATAAACCTGATGAAAAGCCATTGAACAAAAAAGAAGTAGAACAGTTATTAGCTACACAATCAGGTAGCTTTCAAACTATTAGAATAGAAACTCCGATCAAGATACTTGGTGCGGAAGTTGTTAACAAAAAAGAGGACAAAAAATGAAGAAATTACATTTCCCAAAAATTCCTTCTGACAAATATTATGGACAATGTTATACACATGGAAATATTAAATTAGCTTGGTGTTATGAAGATCAAGAAGAAAGAGGAACATATTGGGTTACAAATGCTCAAACTAAAAAAATAAATAAAGAAAGTAACAAAAAATGAAAAATTCAAAAACAAAATATATATATAATCGCCTTGCTGGATTTATTGGTTACAAATCTGATGGTAAAAATATAGAAATTGTATATACAGAACCTAATAAAGATGAGATGAATACTGGAGGTGTTCAATGTCCTACTGTTTAAATTTTAGCAATTCTATGAAAAAACTTCTTCCATTATTGCTGTTAGTTGCAAGTCCTAGTTATGCAGACATAACTCAAAAGTTCACAACATCTGCACAGATCACTGTAGATATGCCATATAGCGTTACAAATAAGCTTGGAACGACTTATTCATTATCAGGTAATAACATTACCCCATCTGTAACTTCTGGAGGATCTACAACCTCTGGAGCTATCGGTGGACTGAATGTTGGATCATTAACTGATGGCGTTCCTGCTTTGATTCAAACTGACAAGGCTATTACAAGTGCAGGGTCAGCCTTTTCTTTAACAGAATCAGTAACTATAGGTGATGCTACACCATCTGCTATAACACCATCATCAGGGATCTCTGCCTTACCTCATTTGTCTGGACAAACGACAGTGGGAAGCGGAGGTACCGCATCAAATCTCGGCATGACGAGTTTAAGTAGCGGAGTGCATAGCTGTACAGCGGGTGGATCGGGAACTAGTTGTATAGGACAAACAACTGTAACGATCACCATTGACTAAATGGTTTTTGCTAATAATAATATTAATACCAGCAAGAACCCTTGCAAATCCTGTAGTACCTACCTTTCGTACTGGTAGTCAAACCACTAATTCTACATCCCAGAGTATTATTAATGAAACTATTACAAGCCATCAATACCGTACAGGTTATACATATTCTGCGAGTGGGAATAATATAAAAAGTAATGATACGAATGGTTATATCAATCCAACACCACAATCAGATGGAACTCAAACCATTAATAACGTCAACTTCTCGTTTACTAGCCCTACTTTGGAGAGTGTTCCTAGATGGCAGATAGTAACAGAGGGATCTCCGTTCAGTTTACAAGAAACGATAATCTCACCAGGATTAGACACAATAACAACAATCAGCAGAACAATAAACACAACAACCACCGTAACCGTAGAAGCTACCTTTGGGCAATAGCTTTGTTTGTAATCCCTGTAAAGCCAGTCATAGCCTCGACTACAGTCGCCTCTCCATCGAGCAATGCTCAAGGCACGGTTAATAATAATGCCACCATGATAGCCCCGCAAAGCACCCCACAATTCAGAATGTCACAGGGTATTGTCTGTTCTTCTCCTAGCCTTACAATTACTCCTTATGTGACAGATGCCTGGTCATTTAATAGGCCGATTGAATACGTTACCAGACAGAATATTTATGATGAAGATACTGGAGCTATAAAGTATGTACAGGAAACACCAAGATTTGAAAAAGATAACTATAACTTAAATTATGGGATCTCAGCACAGATCAGTATTCCGTTAGGTAAAGCACCTGACTTATGTTTAAAAGCAACAAAAGTAAATATAAAAAATCAAGAATTACTATACCAAAAACAGAAACTTGAAATCGCACTCTTTAGACTTCGGGTATGTGGTGAGCAATCTAAGCTTGGTGTTCAGTTCGTTGGACAGTATGCAACCATTTGTGAAGGAATCAAAGTTACAGTACCACCAGGACAGGTCATACCACATAAGCATGAGATCAATCAGAAGTAGATTTCTTCTTACTTAGTTTCTTCACTACCTGTTTTACAAGTGGTTTGACCGCATTAAGTAATAGTGGAGTACTGGCAGCAACCAAGCCAATAACAGCAGTAGATACAATAGTAGAAACTTCTGGAATGTACTGATCTTTGAAGGGTACGTTTTCATAGATAGTTATACATTCAATACCATCATCTCCTCTTTTATGACCTGTAACACGTTCTAATCTTTTTTCGTTACGAAAATCTCCTACTCTTTGATCATTCTTATCAGGACAGGGAGGAACTATAGGTTCATCTTTTTTATCTTTTGGTATCTTAGCTTTTGGTGGTTTACCTTCTGGTAATTTTGCAGGTTCTTCTTCTACAGGTGCAGCTTCTTCTGTAATTATCAATTGATCTGCTTGATAGTTCATTGGTATAAAAGATGGATATGGACAGTTACTAATTACTCCGTTTGAATCTTCTATTAATAAATTTCTATTACCTGTATTTTTAGTATCCCGATGATAATATTTACAACCAATAGTTTCTACATTAAGTACATCAAATGACGGTAATATTACTTGTGGAATATATACATCAGGTATAACAATTTCGGGAATACTTATCTCTCTTATTTCCACTAGAAAGGTAGTGACTTACCTGTAACTGAGGGTAGTTTCTTGTTAATTTGTCCTGGTAATATTGTTTGTACTTCTTTCATTATCTGACTCATAACTCTACTTTTAAATTGTTCTGATGTTACATATTTATAACCGAAGTATGCACCTCCACTCATACTTGCCACCATAACGAAGGAAACTATACTAAGGACATTAGCGATTTTGTTAAACATGGTAAAAGAATTACTTAGTAAAATGGTAGCACCACTTACATTTATGGTGCTATTTCTTTTGGTTACGTTGATGCCTTTGTATCTGATGGCTGCGATGCTTCGGGTGTCTCTTGAGTCTCAAGAATCTGCTGTTCCAGCAACTTCATCGCACCGTTGATTTCATGTAAAGCAATTGTCAGGTTTTGTCTTTCTAATGCTAATTGTTGTAGTTTTTCCTGTAAATTCATTTATTCGTAAACTTTTTTACCAGTAACAATAGCAGCATCTATATCTGTGAATGATTCAGATGTCCATATAGAAGTTGATCCATCAACTTTTTTGTAAGCCTTGATAATTTCAAGATGCTCTACGTTACGTTTGATCTTGTCCTTGTAATCATCATCAGTTTCATCTGATGTCTTAGCAGTATTAATAACAGTAACGCTATCGCCAGCAGCAGAGAATATTGCTGCGATTTCATCTGCGGTTCTTTCTTCCATAATTAAAAATTAAGTTACCTGTAGTTTACCCTGCTTCGAGGGCTGTGACACGAGTTTCTAATTCTTTTACGGTAGCAACCAAAAGAGGAACAAGTTTGCTGTGATCAATGCCTTGTATAATTATTTTCCCATCTTCGTCAATTGCATCTTTATCGCCACTTATAGCTTCTGGAACTATTGATTGTACCTCGTGTGCTAAAAATCCATCTAGTGTTGTGTTTGCGTCTGCAATAAAATTAAAACGTTTTGGATTTAACTTTTTTAATCTTTCTGTAGCATTTGATAATGAAACAACATTTTCTTTTAATCGGTAATCAGAAGATGTGTTATAAGAAGTTCCTGAGCCTGATGTTTTTATAGTACCTACTTCTCCATTTGAATTGAAAAATTGATGATGGTTTCTTTGACTAGATGTAGTTGTAGATGTTTGTATTGTTTGCCCAGAAAATGAAATGCCAGCATTAGAGCCGTCTGCATTACTAGAAATATTGAATAGATATAAGTCACTTCCATTATTGAAAAATTTTACGTTACCTGCTCCATCAGATATTACAATTGCATTGCTTGATGTTCTAATATCTTGACTGTTTTGATTACCATTAAAACCCCCGATAATAGTATTATTAGAACCAGTTGTTATAGCACTACCCGCATTTTTACCCACCGCAGTATTATTACCTCCTGTTGTATTAGCTACTAAAGCATCATGACCTATAGCAACATTATTACTACCTGATGAATTTGCATCTAAAGCAGATTGACCAACGGCTACATTATTACCTCCTGTTTCGTTTAACCTTAGACAACTATGACCTACAGCCGTGTTATTGTTCGCTGTAATATTAGTTGACAAAGCTAAAACACCAACGGCTGTATTTCTCTCACCAATTGTGTTTGATGTTAAAGAATCCATTCCCACAGCAGTATTGTTGATAGCTGTAGTGTTTGCTCTTAAAGCATCTTGACCTAAACCTGTGTTTGAACTACCAGTTGTACAAGCAGTTAAAGCATTTTCACCTACCGCAGTATTTTGATTTCCTGTACTATTTGATTCTAAAGCGTCCGCACCAACAGCCGTATTGTTTCCCCCCGTAGTGTTTGCAAATAGAGCATTACTACCTACACCTGTATTTCTGTTTGCTGTGGTATTTAAATGTAATGCTTGTGATCCAAGAGCAGTATTATTTGCTCCACTTGTATTTTTATTTAATGAAATCACACCTATAGCAACATTATTCGTTCCTGAAAGATTCTCTTCCATAGCAGCAGCACCTATGGCAGTATTACCAGCTGCATTGCTTTTTGTTAAGGCAGCATGACCAATAGCAGTATTAGAATTTGCATCTGTATTGGCATCTAAACATCTTGACCCTATAGCTACATTATTGACTCCAGTTGTGTTGTTTTTTAATGCTTGATATCCAACCCCTATATTATCATTACCAGTGGTGGTTAATTGTAAAGCTTGAGATCCAATACCTACGTTCTGAGTTCCAGTCGTGTTTGATGATAAAGAAAAATAACCAACAGCAGTATTATTATCTGCTGTAGTATTACCATCTAAAGCAGCACGACCTACTGCTGTATTAAAACGACCAGTAGTGTTTTGACGTATAGCCTGATGTCCGATTGCTGTATTATTACCACCAGTTGTGGTTCCAGATAAAGCAAAATATCCAACGGCTGTGTTGTCACCTGCGGTTGTGTTGGCATCTAAAGCTAGAGAACCTACGGCTGTGTTCTGATTTCCAGAAGTTAAAGATGTTAAAGCATTATTACCAATCGCAGTGTTATTACTGCCAGAAACAGAGGCATCTAAAGCATTTTCTCCAAGAACCGTGTTACCAGAAACAGAATTTGCTCCTTTACCTATAGCTACAGAATTAAAAGAACCATCTGAAGAAAAAGTAGAAGAACTAGAAATACCAGTAAGGTTTGATCCATCAATTGCTGGAAGAGTTCCAGTTAAGTTTGCTGCTGGTAAGTTAGTGAGTGATGCACCCGAACCGCTAAATGTTGTTGCAACTGCTGTGCCTGTAACTGTAACTCCCGAAGATGTTGTTTCAAACTTTTTACTATTTGAATAATATAATTCTTGTAAAGTAGGTGAGAAATAAGCCATTCTATTAGGCGTATCTGCACCGCTATTACTGGCACTAGGGTAAGTAATACGAATACTATTATTACTTTGAATATCTAAATGTGAATCTACTGATTCAATTTTATTAAATTCACCGTCACCTCTATTACCAGCTTGATCATGAAATATTTGTAAATCATTTGAATCACCAAAATTTATTTTATGGTTATCATCTAAAGAAATATTATGACTATTAGTATCCAAGTCACCCCCTAGCTGTGGACTTGTATCTGTTACTAAATCTGTATTAACAGTATCAAAACTTAAACCACCACTGCCATCAGTTTTCATAAACTGACCTGCATCACCATCATTATTAGGAAGAGTTAATGTATAACTTGCATTAGCACTATGAGGTGGTGATTTAATTTTTACACCATGACTATTTTGTGAGCAGTTCAGTTGTATAGTTCCATCAGCACTACTACCATCACCTTTAACTTCTACAACACCAGTACCATTAGGATTAAGTTTTACATTACCGTTAGTAGTACTTGTTGTTATTTCATTCGTTTGAACATCAAGGTTTCCTCCTAGCTGTGGGGTAGTATCTTCTACAACATTACTAATACCTGATCCACCACCACCACCTGCATTAGCAGCCCATTTAATACCAGTAGCTTCTGTACTGTCAGCAGTTAAGATATATCCATTCTGTCCAACAGAAAGGGCTGTGGGATCACCAGAGCCATCACCTACTAATAATTCACCTTTACCATCAAGGTCACTATTCATTACTGCACCAGCAGCATCTACATTCGTGGCATCTGTTACATCAGCACTTGTTTCTATACCTGATAATTTAGTTTTTTCTGCATCAGTAAAAGCATTAGTATCAGAGTTTGCTTCATAAGCAGTTTTAATTTCAGCGTTAGATTGATCTGCGGTAGCTGATGCTTCTATACCTGCAAGCTTAGTTTTTTCAGAATCAGTAAAGGCATTGGTATCAGACTCACCTTCATAAAGACTTTTAATCTCTGCACCTGTTTGATCGGCAGTTGCACTAGCTTCAATACCATTCAATTTCGTATGATCAGCATCAGTAAAAACATTACTATCGGAAGCAGCTTCTACTGCTGCCCTGATTTCTGCATTGCTTTGATCTGCTGTAGCACCTGTTTCTATACCATTTAGTTTTGTATGATCAGCATCAGTAAATACGTTGCTATCACTGGCACTTTCTACAAGTGTTCTTATCTCAGCAGCAGTTTGATCAGCAGTTGCATTACTTTCTACACTAGTTAATTTAGTTTTTTCTGCATCGGTAAAAGCATTTGTATCACTGTTTGCTTCGTAAGCTGTTTTAATTTCTGCGTTAGTTTGATCGGCAGTTGCATTATTTTCAATAGCATTTAATTTAGTATGGTCAGCATCTGTAAAGACATTACTATCAGTGGCATTTTCTACAGCAGTTCTTATTTCTGCATCTGTTTGATCTGCTGTTGCGTTTTCTTCAATACCACTTAACTTATCTAAGATCTCCTGCTGAGCAAATAAGACCTGATCATTCTGTGTATCTAGATCAGTTTCTGTTAAAACACTACCATCAGCAAAATCTACCTTCTTGGCAGATATATCAGTATCTCTTTGAAACTTAATAGCAACACCATTACCAGGTTCATTACCACTGGTAAATGTTATCTGTGTAGCACTGGTGAAAGTGTAATGGGTGGTTATGGTTTTAAGTACCCCACCGACAGTAACATCAACTTCTGATTCAGCTAAGTATGAGAAGGAGATACTGAAAGGACCAGCAGTACCATTACCAGTATGGTTTGTAAAAGATGCAGCAGTGTTAGTAGCCATAGTTAATTAGAGATAGACTGAAGATAATTTTCTAGAATAGAGTTGTTTTTGGTTTGATTAATAGCATTTACATTAGCGTCATATTCCTTTACTAAATCACGATTTTCTGGTTTTTTCAACCAATCTATTCGTCCTTTCTTTTTGTACGCATTTATTATATCTCTAAAAATATCTTGTGCATCTCTTCTGGCTTTTTCTTGAGCAGCAACTGATATGTCTTGATTAATTGCTGTAATGTCTTCACCTCTTGCTGTGGCTAATATTGCCTTTATTTCTTTTTTTTGCATAGTTTCGTATAAGGCATAAACTAAACGCTTGCCATTAATTTTAGTAAAAGCAATAGTATTTACATAGTCTTGGTATTGGTCAGAATTTAATTCAATTCCAGTAAATTTATCTGTGGACAGTAAACGATCTTTAGGTTTAGTAACTCTCATTTGTATATCATCTAAGGTTGTCATCACTAAGTTATTAACACTATTTGATGTTCTTATAGGATTTAAAAGATCTAAATTATCAGGTCCATAACCAGGTTGATATTCTATTAATGCACCAGTAATAAAGTTTTGTTTTGGTTTTAAATCGCCAAAACCAG